TGCAGGCAACTGCAGCGTCGTCAGGGTCGTGGGACGTGTCTGAGAGGCAGGCCCGACCGGTCATGCACTCAGACGTTTGGAGGTTGTGCGTTGGGTCCCGAGCGGGTTGGGCGAATGTGCGGTCTGTTGTGTGTGTTTTTTTTTTCAAGCAGAAGACGGCATACGAGATACATCGGTGACTGGAGTTCAGACGTGTGCTCTTCCGATCTGACAACGGCATGGAGAACTGGTTGCGTGAGCAAGGTTACAGCAAGCACAGCCAATGGGAGGAAGGCGAGAAGCTCGCATACTACGCGACCTTCGATGAGTTCCTTGCACCCTACCTTGACGGCAGTGACAAGTGTGTGAGCATTGTCGGGGACTACGAGTACCTAGTCCTTGACGAGGACGGCGAGTACGCTTGCGATCAGACTGGCGGTAGCCCATCCAATGTGAACCACAATACATTCGAGTGCGCTCAGTGTGGTGACGACACCGATGACGATGACGGCTACTGGGTCGGTCGCAGTGAGGACGAGCGTGTGTGTCAGCACTGCCTTGACAATGACTATGTGTATGCCTACGGCAGACGTGGCAATCAGTACTACATCGCAACGGACAACGCGATCTATGTGGAGGGACACGCAGAATGGTACGACCCTGACTACCTTGCTGACAACGAGATCGTTGAGCTTTGCAATGGCGAGTACGTACCCATGGACGAGGCCGTTGAGATCAACGGCGACTGGTATCACATTGACGATGAGCGTATCTGCCGGTTCGAGGACACCGATGAGTACGGCTTGACCGAGGACGGATGGCAATGCGCTGAGTCAGGCAACTGGTACTCCGATGACTGCGAGGACTACACCGAGTACGAGGATGAGCGTTACCACGATGACTACATCCCCAAGCACATCGCTGACGCGACTGCCGACAAGGACGATGCCGAGGACGATGCCGATACTACTGTGGCTACCAAGCCTGTCGTTGCTTCTACTTTGGTGACTGAGTCAATCACCATGGCCATGATGGATCAGGTTGCGCTAGTCGAGGATCGTGGCTTCGTCTCGGGCAACACACGCTTTAGCATGACCATCCTACACAACGGCACGAGGTACACCGCACATCGCACATACAGCGAGGAATTTTTGCAAACGCAAGAACTTGACTGGGTGCGTACGACTGTACGCAAAATCCTCAGCAACGAGATCGTTCAGCTCAGTCTCAACGGCACAACAACAATCACAGAAAGCAACTAATCATGAACAAGAAATCTATCCTCTACAAAACACTCGCTCGTGCGTTGTCCGCCAAGCGTCCACACAATACGCCTGCCGTATCTGACTTCACCGAGTGGCTGTTCAACAACCTCCCCGCCACACTCAAGGGCTTCACATCTGTCGATGGTGCTGGCAATCTTCATGTTGACAATCGCATCGCAGGTTCTCGTACATTGTTCATCGCTCACGTTGATACAGTTCATCGTGAGGTCGGTGCTAACAAGATACGCAAGACCAAGGCTATGTGGTATGCCGATGGTGCACCGCTCGGTGCTGACGATGGTGCGGGTGTGGCCATGCTCATGCACATGATCCACTCAGGTATCAACGGCTACTACATCTTCAGCCAAGGCGAGGAGTGCGGTGGCATCGGTGCTAAGTTCGTATCCAAGGATGTCAACCTGCTGTCGCAGTTCGATCGTGCCATAGCGTTCGACAGACGCGGTATTGACAGCGTCATCAGCCATCAGGGTTGGGGTCGTTGTGCATCCGATATATTCTGTCAAGCGTTGGCTGACGAACTCAACATGACTGACGCTAACCTGATGTATATGCCTGACGACACAGGTGTGTACACAGATACCGCCGAGTTCGTTGACACCATACCCGAGTGCACCAACATCAGCGTGGGCTACAACAGCGAGCACACTCAACAAGAGTCGCTCAACATCCATCACTTCGAGCTACTATCGCAGGCCGTACTGCAAGTTAATTGGGACAAGCTGCCTACTGAGCGTGACCCCAACGAGCCTGAGTACAAGAGCAACCAAGTACGACACAGGCGGCACGGCATGGTGGGCACAGTACGACACCAAGGCTAATCGCTCGCTTGAGCAAAGCAGATACTTTTCTAAATGGGAGGACGATGAATACTGGCAGACCGAGGACTTACTCGACGGCTTATACGACGCGATGGTAGGACACTACGACTTCCTACTTGAGCAGATCAGCGAGGCGGTTTACCCCGAACAACCTGACTTAGCGTTGCGGTTCCTCGACCGCAGGCTACTGACCGATGACCTATTACAAGAAGCGCTGATACAGGCGCGTACCTACGATGCAGCAACAGTGCTGTGCACGCTGTTCGATGCCATTCACTGCGAAGCATAAACGGGTCACTGTGACCCACATTTAAAAGGAGAGAGTAAATGAAGAAGTACTACGTACAAGCAAGCTACGTTGTGTGGTGTGACGCCATCATCGAGGCTGACAACGAGGAGGATGCACGCCGTATAGCGCAGGGTATGGACGGCGCTGACTTCACTGCCAATGGTGGCGGGGACTGGAACATTGACTGCGTAACTGAAACAGAATGGGAGTATGTATGAACGGACTGGACAACTATTACAACGGCCTACTGGCCGATCATCAACGCTCGATTGACGAGCAAGCCTACAAGGAGGAAGAAATGGGCAAACTGAAAGACAAGATCGCTGAGTTACTGGAGGATCATTCGTTCCATGAACTTGCGCGGTTGACTGGCGAGGACGATACGCTGTGCATGAAGATCGTGCACGAGTTGTATTCAAAAGACCCTGACGATTGGGAAGCTGAGCGCGTGGGTGACATCTGGGCAATCTACGGCAAGAACTTCTCAGGCGAATGGATAGACGCGAACGGCGACTGCCTTGCGTTCGACACCAAGAAAGAAGCTGAGCAATACATCAAGGAGGAAATTAAATGATGACACCCTACGAGAAACTAGAGCGGGTAATACTTTTGTTAGCGGTCATGGTGCTTGCCCTTGACCTCACTTACTGGCGCCCCTTCTGACTACTATCAACAACTCTTTTTCGTGGGGAATTCCCTGAACGCAGGGGAATTTCCCCTTGACTTTTGTCTAAGCCTAGACAAATAATGGCAAAAACTAAGGAGAAAGCTATGCAAAAACACACACCCTATGACACGGGCAAGGTCAAGATCGGCCTGCTTTATACGCCCCCACCACCCCCAACTACGCCTGAGTCTGACTGGATACAGGGCGTTCTGCTTGGGAACAAACAGGGTCTCACCGACCTAGAAGTAACCACCCTCGTATCACTCGTGTCCATTGGCCTCATCACCCTTGTCATGCTCTTACTAGGAGGAAACTATGCCTGACATGCAAACCGCGTTATCCAACGCACTCAATAGCCAACTTAAAAACACAATCAACGATTGGGAGAAAGACGATATGCAAACCGCACAAGTAAACACAAAGCCTCAAGGTGCAAACTACCAACGAGGCGCAAAGGCGTTCAGCATTACCAACAACGTGACACGCGCAACATTCGACTTCGTGAAGAAGCACCCCAACCTCACCTCGGCCGAGATATGCGCTGACATGGAGAAGCTGGGCTACAAAGACAGTTCCGTGGGTTCACTGCTTGCGCAGTTTGCCAAGCAGGGGTTGGCTGAGCGCGATGATCGGGGTCGCTACATCACCATCGTGGATGAGTACCGCCCTCTAAAGGCCAAGAAGAAAGTGTTGAAGGTTGTGCCCAAGCCCGTGGAGGTGAAGCCCAAGCGCAAGTACACTAAGCGTAGCGAAGGCATCGGTGCGCTGTTACAAGCCAAGATCGAGGCGGCATCAAACCAACCTCCCAAGGATATACCTGTAATCATAGACCCGCTTGCAAGAAAAGCATTTGTGTCACTCGTCCGCACGAAAGCACCCGAGGACATTCTCAAAGACATGACTGTGTTCCAAGCGCGTGAGTTGTACGACTACCTGAAGAAAATGTTTGGAGGTTAATATGAGACCAATTCAACTCGAAGCAGACGAGCATCCTCACTCAGGTGAAGTTAACGAGCAAGGCGAATTTGTTTTTTATCTGTACGCGTCAAACGAGTGCGAACAAGAATTTGAGGAAGCGATTGAAACTTTGATACACCTTTGGGATTTGGAAACCGAGGTGTCTATCAAGATCAATGTCAAACTCAAAGATGTGTACAACGACCTGTATGAAATGTTCAACGCTGGTGGAAAGATTCAAAAAGAAGACACGCCACGCTTCGAAGCCCTGCGCAGGGATTGCCAATGGATTATTGATCAAATCAACACACTAGAGATGAACACATGACAGACATCAACATCACAATTTATACAAAGGCACACTGCCCCAACTGCACCACGGCCAAGATGATTATGGACATGGCGGGGCTTGACTACAACGAGGTAGACATCATGGTGGGCGATCGCTTTGCCAACTTCGTGGCGCACTACCCCGATGCTAAGCAGATGCCACAGATATTCATCAACGACCAGCGTGTGGGCGGTGTGGCCGGCCTGCAAGCAGCACTCAAACAGTTGGGGAAGCTATGACCAATGAAGAAGTAATGCAACTAATGACCGACATGGGGTTACATGAAGGTGGCATGGATGACTGGGTGTTTGATAACGCTTGGGTTATGTTTGCCAATGCAGTAGCACAGCGTCAGCGTGAGATAGACCGAGAACAAGCCGTCGCACTTTTGCGTCAACTGCATGACAGCTTTTCATTGGAAAGCGCAGAGTTACGAATAGGCAAATGGGCAGCAAAGGAGAGAGCATGACCAAGGTACTCAACCCATGGGAAGAACTCGCGCAGGTACAACGGCCAAGTATTTTCATGGCCGACCAATACTTCCGTGCCAAGAACCCAAGCAGTCAGATCAAGACCGAGGAAGACCTTGGCTACAAACAGTTCGGCGTGTTCACCCGCGCCAAAGAAAGACAACCTAACAAGCATGAAGGAGTTTTAGAACATGCCCCGACCAAAGCCCCCCGCCCCCCTAAAGGCACGATACGTACGTTTGTCGGACGAGGAGTGGGAAAAGTTCAGGGAGATGGGCGGCCCTGACTGGCTACGCCGTGTCTTGGGCACCAGACCGAAGAACTACTACGAAGTGTTCGAGCGTCCACGCAATCCTGCTGACGCCGTATTTTTAAACCGCAAGGAGAAAGAACGAAATGATTAGCAACGACAAACAGATGGACTTGTTCACGCCCGAGCGTAACGCTGACGGCTTGCAGGTCAACGGCTCACACTACAAAGACATGGAGATGCAACCATGGACTGTGATGGAGGCTGTGCTCAGCAGGGAGGAGTTCGTTGGATTCCTCAAGGGCAACATCATCAAGTACGCCATGCGTCAGGGCAAGAAAGAAGGCAGTGATGATGCAGGAAAGGCGCGTCACTACAAACAAAAACTCAACGAAGTGAATTGGAAACAAGTATTTAACAAGGAGAAACAATCATGATTGAAGTTATCGAAGAAGGCGCTGAGCCAACGTACGTGAACCTCTACGAAGGCGCTACGCTTGAGCAAGCTGGCCATATATGGGGTAGCGTTATCAAGAGCGATGGTGGGCACTGCCCTGTGTGTAACCGCTGGGGTAAACTGTACAAGCGGGGCATCAGCGCTAACATGGCACGGCAGTTGATCTGGCTGTGCAAACAAAACCCACGAGAGGATGGCTGGATCGACGTACAACGCACCGCGCCTGACTGGTTGCTACGCTCCCCTCAGATTGGCACTTTGCGGCACTGGAGCATGGTACTGGATGCGCCTGTGGCCAACAGTAAGGCACGAAGCGCAGGGCTGTGGAAACCCACGGACTTAGGCATACGCTTTGCATTGAATGTACTGTTTGTACCTAAATTCAAGTACATCTACAACGACACCGTCTTTGACACCGAAGGCCCTGAAGTCAACATCATTGACTGCCTTGACGACCACTTTGACTACAACCAACTTATGAATGCGAACTACTATGGCGATGACACCGGAATCGAAAGTGAAGAAGGCAGTGAGGACGCTGCTTGATGAACTTGGCATCTACCACTTCATGCCCCCTGCTAATGGCTTCGGCCGAGCGGGTATACCTGACATCGTTGCTTGCATGGACGGACACTTCATTGCCATCGAGTGCAAGGCAGGCAAGGGCACAACCACCGCTCTTCAAGACCGAGAGCTCAACGCCATCCTCAACCATGGCGGAACCGTGTACATCGCACGAGAGCACAACCTTGACGAGCTTAAACAACTACTAACGGAGTTACGCAATGAGTTACGTCGACCATGACTTCTCAATGACAGAGGAAGAACTCGAACGCCGAGTTGAGGCCATGTCAGACGAGGAGCAACACCACTTCAGGCTACTGATCCACAAGTTGGTGATGTGCTACGGAGACGGCAAAGCGCAGGGCGTGGTCATCATTGGCCGTGCCGAAGATCAAATGGCAGGAGTCGTTACCCTAAACTGTAACGAGATGGAGGCGTCGCAACTCATGTTGGCGGCAAACGATTTTTTCGGCTTTCTAAACCTGTTGGACGCGCCGCCAAAAGAAGAATTTAACTAAGGAGAAAGCAATGGCAAAACTACCATACACATTCACAATCTGCCCCGACCAAGAGGCGCCCAAGCAGTTCACTGCAAGTTGTAAAGACATGGGGGAGTTGCTACGGCACAGCCCCAACGGTGATCTAACCATTAACCAAAAACGCACTGCGACATGGGACATGTGGTCTGGCAATCACATGGGTCACATCGAAGAAGTTTTGCATGAGATGACAAAAAAGGACAAGCCATGAACAGAGAAGACATTATTCGCATGGCACGAGAAGTCGGTTTGCCGCATTGGTATGAGACTGAGGGCATAGTAAACGAGGCGCTCTTGATTAAGTTTGCCAACCTTGTCGCTTCTGCCGAACGTGAGGCGTGTGCAAAGGTGTGTGAAGACGCACCTGAACCTGATGGTGCAGACTTAGCGGAGCGTATCCGAGCAAGGGGCAATGTCGCTACAAACGACACATCACAAAAACGTGTCGATAAAACAAGTGAAATCGTACATGAGCCTGTGGCGTGGGTAAGTTCGGAAGAGTTGATGGTGATGCGTGGCAATGCGCTTGGCGGAGCAAAAGATTGGCGCATAAATGTCGGGCTTGTAAAACAAGAGAACGACGTCGGTCTATACACCACCCCACCACAGCGCACATGGGTTGGGCTGAAAGATGATGATGAGATTGATTGGGATGGTGACGACATCAAGTCTTTTGTCCGAGCCATTGAAGCCAAACTCAAGGAGAAGAACAGTGCCTAAAGGACTACTCGACGACATCCCTATCTACAACCAAGCCCGTGACAAAGCGTGGGAAAAGTTCATCAAACGCAAGGATGTGAAGCATCTGGTTAAGCACGGCGTGTTTGACAAAGGCTTCCCGCTGTATGGCGGGTACTACGAACTGTGGTGTCAGGCATGGGGACGTGCTTGGGAAAACGGATTCAAAGACGGCTACGATTCTGGATGGGAATCCTACAAACAACTAAACGACATACCAAAGGAGAAACAATGTCCGCCCCCTACAAACAAATCATCACGATCGACTTCGAAACCGCGTGGGACAGCAAAGCAGGGTACACGCTCAGCAAAATGACCACGGAGGAATACATACGTGACCCAAGATTCAAAGCCTTTGGAGCCTGCATCCATGAGTACGGATCAGACGCAAAAACAAAATGGTGTAGGCACAGCACACTCCCGCGTGTTCTGGCCAGCTACGATCCTGCTACTACTGCTGTTCTGGCTCACAACGCTCAGTTCGATGTATCTATATTGGAATGGATATATGACTGGCATCCATGCTTTATCTTTGATACTTTGTCCATGGCTCGTGCTCTACGGGGTGTTGAGGTTGGCAATTCACTGATGAAGCTGGCCGAGGACTTCGGCTTACCACCCAAGGGCACTGCGGTGTACACAACCAACGGCTACACGGAACTTGAACCTTCTATGGAACAAGAACTGGCCGAGTACTGCGCACACGATGTGTACCTGTGTGAGCAAATATTTACGCGCTTGGTCAAGGGCTACCCATCCAGTGAACTCAGGCTCATCGACATGACACTCAAGATGTACACGCGCCCAACGTTGCAGCTTGACGCCCTCATGCTACATAACGCAATCGAAAAGGAGAGAGAAGATCGTGAAGCACTATTACAAAGGATCGGCGTGGAGGAAACTGCGCTTGCGTCGAACCCGAAGTTTGCAGAAGCGTTGCTTGCCCTTGGAGTACAACCACCAAGGAAGGTTAGCAAGACCACCGGCAAGGAGACTTTTGCTCTTGCAAAGAATGACGCACTATTTCAAACGCTCCTCAATGGTGAACGTGAGGACGTTGCCCTCCTTTGTCAAGCGCGTCTTAGGGTTAAGTCAACGACCGAGCGCACCCGTGCCCAGCGATTCCTCGACATCAGCCAGCGCGGTGCGCTTCCTGTCCCCCTTTCCTACTACGGCGCTCAGACGGGTCGGTGGACAGCGGCGAAAGGCTCGGCCATCAACATGCAAAACCTCAAGCGAGGCTCGTTCCTACGCAAAGCAATCATGGCTCCCGAAGGCTACCAGCTCGTCGTTGGTGATCTCTCGCAGATTGAACCGCGAGTACTCGCGTGGCTTTCAGATTACCAAGACATGCTTACGATCTTCAGGGCTGGTGGTGACCCTTACGCCGCGTTTGGCGCACAGATGTTCAACATACCCGGACTCAGTAAGGAGACTCACCCTGATCTTCGGCAGTCTGCAAAGAGCGCGCTCCTTGGCTGCGGTTACGGGCTTGGCTGGGCAGCTTTTGCCTCACAGCTACTTGTCGGGTTCCTCGGTGCACCGCCCGTTCGTTATGAAAAAGACTTTGCTAAGAAGCTGGGCGTTGATGGCCGGTACATCGACAAGTTCCTTGAGTGGGATGACAACTACAAAAAGATGATGGAGATACCCCACACCTGTACCGATCTGGAGTTACTCATTCACTGCGTGGCGGCCAAGAAAATCATCGACAAGTACAGGGCTACCGCGCACCCCGTTGTGAGCTTCTGGGACATGTGCTCTGGTCTGATACAAACATCACTTGCGGACGGCAAAGAGTTCGTGTATAAATGTATCACCTTCAAGAAGGGGGAGATAGTTTTGCCCAACGGCATGAGCTTACTCTACCCTGACCTGCGACAAGAGAAGGACGACAAAGGTAGGAGCCAGTGGGTATACGGGCCAGACGCTACCAAACTGTACGCAGGCAAGATCACGAACAATGTGGTGCAGGGCACTGCGCGTATTGTGATGACGGATGGGATGCTACGGGTGTCGAAGAAGTACCCCATAGCAGGCACGGTGCACGACGAGTTAATCGCTGTTGTGCCGGACGAAGAGGTTACTGAAGCTAAGACTTGGGTCTTGGCTCAGATGGTCATGGAGCCGAGCTACATGCCCGGTATTCCATTGGACGCTGACGGTGGCGCACACCGCCGTTATGGGTTAGCAAAGAA